AAGAAGCAGACGGCCTGAAAAATGGTTGGTAGATTCTTTTAAGTCTGATAATGATTTAGATGTTGTAAAGGAGTATTTTAATTACTCTAATCAAAAGGCAAAAGATGCTTTGCTTCTTTTGGGTGACAGTGAGATAGAATATATTAAATCAAAAACGTATAAAGGCGGTAAAAAGGAGAATGATACATGATATGGTTGAGGTTCTTCTGGCCCAGCCCGATGATTTTTTGAAAGTGAGAGAAACACTATCCAGAATAGGTGTTGCATCAAGGCATGAACAGATACTGTATCAGTCATGTCATATACTTCATAAACAGGGGAAGTATTATATAGTACATTTCAAGGAATTGTTTGCCTTGGACGGAAAACCAACGGATATATCGGATAATGATTACGAGAGAAGAAATTCGATTATCAATTTACTAGTGGAATGGGAGCTAATTACATTAGTTAGTTCTCAGGAGTTAGAACCAGTAGCACCCATGAACCAAATCAAGATCTTACGATTTGATGAAAAGGATGAATGGGAGCTGGTTGTAAAATATAATATAGGTCGAAAGGCCTAAACCTTTGGGCGTAGGAAACGTCTAAATATATATGAGTTGCCGAAAGGAACTCAAATTTAATTTCTTGCTTATAGGAGAAAAACAATGACAAATTTATTTACAACAATTCAAAGCAAATATGATCCCTATTTCTTGGGATTTAACCGTGTATTCGATCAATTGATTGATTTCGATAATCAAGTTGATAAAAGTCGTGGTAACTATCCACCTTACAACCTGATTCAAGATGGTGATAAGTATACTATCGAGTTAGCTGTTGCTGGATTTAGTGAAAATGATATAGAAATCACTCACGAACCAGAGAAAAGTAGAATTACAATTGCAGGATCTATCGGAACTTCTGATGGCACATATCTACATCAAGGTATTGCTAATAGGAGTTTTAGTAAAACTTGGACAGTTGCTGATTCGGTTGAGGTGTTAGGTGCAGAACTTAACGGTGGTATTTTGCGAGTCGAGTTGGAATCGGTCATACCAGAAGAAAAGAAGCCCAAAAAGATTGCGATTAAAAATCCGCAATTGTTGAGTGAGTAAATCTTAGATGGGGGCTTTAAGCCCCCTTTTCATTAAGGATATATGAAGAAATTTTATACCAACATCCAGCAGCTTGGTGACAAGTTGTTTGTTCGTAGTGTCGAGGATGGCGAGAGAATACGAGAGGAAATTCACGATTTCCAACCTACCTTATTTGCTCCAGAGAAAAAATCAAAATATAAAACCATTGACGGGAAACCAGTGGGCCCAGTTAAACCAGGCTCTATTACGGAGTGTAAGGATTTTATTAAGATGTATGCTGATGTTCCAGGCTTTGAATTGTATGGTTCAACTGAATGGGTACAGCAGTACATCTATGAAACCTTTCCGTCTACCGATTATGACATATCTAAAGTCAGAATTTGTACTATTGATATTGAGGTTGAAAGTGAGCATGGATTTCCAGATGTAGAAAATGTAAATGAGAGAGTAAATCTTATCAGTATTAAGGATAGTCTTAGCGGTAGATGTTATGTAATGGGATTACAGCCTTTCTATACTGATAGGGATGATGTTTCATATTTGTTATGTGACGGGGAAGAAGAATTATTAAGAAAATTCCAAGAATTTTTTGTAGAGTTGAAGCCTGATATAGTTACAGGATGGAATTGTAAATGGTATGATATTCCTTATCTTATTCGTAGAATGAAGACCATGTTTGATGCTAAATTTATCAATAAGTTATCGCCATGGAATAGGGTTAAGGAGCGAACTAAAAAGACTTACAGATTTGCTAAGACACAGGTACAGGAAGAAATATATTATCAAATTAGTGGAGTTTCGATACTCGATAGTTTAGATATGTATAAGAAATTTACCTATACTAATCGAGAGAGTTATTCACTAGACTATATAGGAAAAGTAGAGGTTGGGGAGTCCAAGCTTGATTGGCATGAGATGGGATATACGTCACATAGGGATGTATATAATAATGATTGGAAAACGTGGGTAGAGTATAATATACAGGATGTAGAGCTAGTAGAAAAGATAAATGACAGACTGAATTTGTTAGAATTGATATTACAGACATCATATGATGCTGGTGTCAATTATGAACAAGTATTTTCTCCTGTTGGAATGTGGGATGCTATCATTTATAAGCATTTAAGGGATAAGAATATAGTTATACCACAGAAAAAAAGTGATGGAGAAAAGGTTCCGTATGAAGGTGGTTATGTCAAAGATCCACAGATAGGTGCTCATGATTGGGTAGTATCGTTTGATTTGAATAGTCTATATCCTCATTTGATTATGCAATATAATATTTCACCTGAAACTCTAATGGATACAGAAAAATTGGAGTATGAGGTAGAGGATTATTTAAATCAGAAATCTATACTAGAAAATGAAAATCAGAATGTCACTGCAAATGGTTACTATTATAGTACTGAGAAACAGGGTTTCTTGGGTGAATTGATGCAGTGGATGTACGATGACAGAACAAAATATAAGGAACTGTTACAGAAGGCGAAACAAAGTGGAGATGAACATTTAGTTGCTAAATATGATACTATTCAGATGGCCCGTAAGATTGCACTTAATAGTGCTTATGGTGCGTTAGCTAATGAATGGTTTAGGTATTATGATATTAGATTAGCGGAATCCATTACAAAATCAGGTCAATTGTCTATTCGTTGGATAGAGAAAGAACTGAATCAATATCTGAATGGAGTAATGGAAACAGAGGATAAGGATTATGTGGTTGCTTCTGATACTGACAGTGTGTACTTGGTGCTTGGTGACTTGGTTTCTAAATTTCTTGGATCGGTAACTGATAAAAATAAAATTGTTGATTCTCTGGATAGTTTTTGCAATGATATGATCCAGCCGGTCATAGATGAAGCATATCAGAAACTTGCGGACTATATGAATGCATATCAACAGAAAATGATTATGGATCGTGAGGTTATTGCAGACAAGGGTATCTGGACTGCGAAGAAACGATATATTTTGAATGTATATGACAGTGAGGGATATAGATATGATGAACCAGATTTGAAAATTATGGGAATAGAAGCTGTTCGTAGTTCAACTCCATCTGTTTGTAGGGATAGGATTAAGGAATCTCTAAAGATAGTTTTGAGAGGAACAGAAGAACAACTTCAGGAGTATATATCTGAATTTAAGGATGAATTTTTTGAAATGAATCCAGAGTTGATAGCTTTCCCGCGGTCAGTTTCTGGAATGGATAAATATAGTTGTTCTGCAGGTATCTATCAAAAGGGAACACCTATTCAAACGAAAGGTAGTTTGTTATATAATCATTGGGTCAAGGATAAAGGTCTGGATGATAGATATGAATTGATAAACGAGGGCGATAAGATAAAGTTTACATATTTGAAAGTGCCGAATGTGATTAACGATAAAGTTATATCGTTTCCTTCAAGGTTACCTAGTGAGTTAGGTTTACAAAAATATGTTGATTATGAAACACAATTTGAAAAATGTTATATTGATCCGATTACAACCGTATTGGATACTATTGATTGGCGACATGAGAAAATCTCTACACTAGAAGATTTTTTCGGAGGTATATAAAATGAGAGTGCATGAGTTGGCGAAAGAGTTTGAGATTAAATCTACGGAATTTGTGGATATAGTACAGGGTTTTGGTATTGATATTAAAAGCCATTTGAGTGGATTAGATGATGCTCAGGTATCAGACATTAGACACAAGATGAAACTTAAAGAAGAATTCAGTAATGATGAAGAATTAGCAGAGCTCAATCCGCTGGGTAATCTTACACAGGAAGAAGCTGATGAAATTACTAGTGGAGTAGAGAGTATTGCATCGGTTAAAGAGGGAGAGACTGTAGATGAATTTAATGCTCGTAGACGAGAAGAAATTGCCGAAGAAAAGGTAAAGATAGAGCAACGAGAAGAAATTACGAAATACGCACAAGCAACTAAGCAAGAACAGCTTGTGAAGGTAAGTAAGGCTGGGTTTTGGGGTTGGTTAAAGGGATTTTTTGGATAGGAGAAAAAATATATGGATAATTTTCTTTCAAGTTTAGTTAAAGATTTAGCTGATGAATATACTACTATTGCCGCAGAGGGAAAATCCTCTGCGGAATTTAGTGGTACAATGGATACTGGATCGTATATATTGAATGCAGCTTTGGCTGGAACATTGTATGGTGGAGTTCCTAATAATAAAATTACAGCGTTTGCAGGAGAAACTGGTACAGGTAAAACGTTTTTTGTATTGGGTGTAATTAGTCAGTTTTTAGAAACTAATTCTGATGGTGGAGTTATTTATTTTGATACAGAGAGTGCAGTTACTAATGACATGATGGAGCTTCGTGGAATTGATGTTACGCGAGTGGTCAAATCAGAACCAGAGACTATTCAGAAGTTTAGACATACTGCAATTCAAACCTTAGAGAATTATTGTGCACAATCAAAAGAGGAGCAACGGCCGTTGTTGATGGTTCTTGATAGTTTGGGTCAATTATCTTCTAGTAAGGAATTAGAGGATACAGCTGAAGGTAAAGAAACCAGAGATATGACCAAGGCTCAGGTTCTTAAAGCTACTTTTCGGGTGTTGAACTTGAAATTAGCTAAGGCTAACGTTCCGATGATAGTGACAAATCACACCTATGATGTGGTTGGGTCGTATGTTCCAATGAAAGAAATGTCTGGTGGATCTGGATTGAAGTATTCAGCTTCTACTATTGCGATGTTATCCAAGAAAAAAGAACGTGATGGTACTGATGTTGTAGGTAATATTATCAAGGTCAAGATGCATAAGTCACGTTTATCCAGAGAGAATAAAGAAGTTGAGATACTATTGTCATATGAAACGGGATTAGATAGATATTACGGTTTGATAGATTTGGGTGTTTCAGCTGGAATATTTAAGAAGTCAGCTAATAGGATAGAGTTACCAGATGGTAAGAAACTGTATGCGAAACAGATTTACGATAATCCTACAGAGTATTTTGATAGTAAGACAATGGAAGCATTGGAAACACATGCTCAGAAATTATTTCAGTATGGAAATCCAGATGGATGTATAGAAGATCCAATTTTTGAATCCGAAGAAGATGAGGTGCCGAATGGAGCTTAGTATTGAGAAAACAATATTGGGAAATTTAGTCTATAACGATCCTTATGTTAGGATGGCGTTTCCTTTTTTGAAAACTGAATACTTTATGAATAACGATGAACAGAAATTATTTGGAATTATTAGTGAACACATAGAGAAGTATAAAAATTCTCCCAGCAAGGAAGTATTACACATAATGCTGAATGAAAGGGATAATCTTACAGAAGAAGCATATAAAAATATATTTGGACTGATTGATGAATTGAAATTGACAGAAGATGATAATATAGATTGGTTGAGAGATACAACTGAAAAGTTTTGTCAGGAGAAAGCACTCTACAATGCGTTGATGGAATCAGTTCATATTGTGGATGGTGAAGATAAAGCACAGGATAAGGGTGAAATACCTAAGATATTGACAGATGCCCTTTCAGTATCGTTTGATCCATCAATAGGTCATGATTATTTTGAGGACAGCGAAGATAGATTTGATTATTATCACCAGAAGGAAAGTAAGATAGAGTTTGATTTGGAGATGCTGAATAAGATTACAAAGGGTGGTCTTAGTAGAAAATCTCTGAATATTATACTTGCAGGAACGGGTGTAGGTAAGAGTTTGTTTATGTGTCACTGTTCAGCTGGTAACTTGTCTGCTGGTAATAATGTGTTGTATATCACCTTGGAGATGGCAGAGGAAAAGATAGCGGAACGTATTGATGCAAATTTGTTAGATGTTTCAATGGAAGATTTAACAGGACTGAGTAAGAAAAAATATTTAGAAAAGGTAGAACGGGTTAGAAGTAGGACAATAGGTAAATTGGTAGT